AAAAAATATTTAAAAAAACATTTAAGAAATTATTTTTTAATTTATTGCGTATTAAATTAATTAAAAAACATTTAATTTTTTTCTAGATTATTATAAATATATAAAAATGGCTGATTACGAAAAACCAGTTTTAAATAGAAACTACGAATGTGATTTTAAATTTGGAGAAGAATGTGAAATAGAATTATTAAATCTATTACGAACATATTTTAAAGATGATAAATTAGAATTAACAGATAGATATAATAAATTTGATTTAACAAGCAATAATTTAAATATTGAAATTAAAAGTAGAAAATTTAATGCTAATAAATATAAAACAACATTAGTTCCATATAATAAATGTCTTAATATAGGAAATAAGAAAACTATTATTGTAATTAATTTTATTGATTCAATTTATTATATTGAATATGATGAAAAGAAATTTAAAACATTTGAGATAAAACAATTTAATAGGCAATGTAATAATGAATTTGATTTGCCATATTATTATATAAATTTATCTGAATTTATAAAAATATGTCAGAAATAAATTAGATTATTTACATTAATTTACATTAATAATGTAAAATTAGATTATATTTTTGCAAAAATAGATTATATTATTGCAAAAATAGATTATTATTATATATATAATGGAATAATTTTAAAATTATTAATATAATAATGCAATTAATAACCTAAAATTACATTATTTATTATATTTTTGTGTAATAATCTAATATTTTATTATTTTATTTACATATATATTCATTTTTATTTAAATTAT